AAACGTACACCTGGTATTTACCTTGGCCTAATTCATATTGTGATCCTTACGTTATATATGAGGTGACAAATGATTGACCCAATTACAGCAGCGGCGGCAGCAACCAAGGCATACGCAGGGGTCGAGGCATTTATTGAAGCAGGAAAGTCCATTGAGGATACGTTTTCAGTAGTAGCTAGATGGCAGGGCCATGCATCAGATGTTTTGTATGCAAACAAGAGGCAACAGAAAAAAACCAACCCACTTAAACAGGTGGTGTTTTCAAGCTCAGTAGAAGCAGAAGCGGCACAAATGTTTGCCGCTAAAAAAAGGATAGAAACTCAAAAGAAAGAGTTAATAACATTACTGAAGTATGCATACGGTAATGAGGGTGTAGAAGAGTATCGTAACTGCATGAAAGAAGTGCAGGCACAAAGGCAGAAAGAGGTGTACGCACAACAAGAGGCGAAGGACTTATTAATTAAATCATTTTGGATTGCTGTTCTTGCAGGTATAGCTGGTTTATTAATTACATTTATCATTACGACAGTATCAGGAAAATAAAGATGGGAGAGCCAACAAAACAAGTAATAGATGTAATTAGCTTTGGCACTGTTCTTGGCACTATTTCTGCCATCCTTCCACCACTTTCTGCCCTATTTACGATTATTTGGGTATGTATTCGTATCTGGGAAACCGATACAGTCCAAGAGCTAACAGGCCGGAAGCGTAGGCGTGATGATAAAGGCCGATTTGTTAAGGATGATGACTAATGGCTTTACAGTTTTTAGTTGGCCCAATCGCTAATCTTGCCAAGTCATGGATGGATAACAAGCATGAGCAGTCCCAAGCCAGCCATAAAGCCAAAATGGAAGTCATCAGTAATACAGCCACCTGGGAGGAGAAGATGGCTGCTGCTTCCGCCAACTCATGGAAGGATGAGTTTTGGACGGTTATTTTATCGATTCCTCTCTTATGCGTTGGTTACTCTATTGTGGTTAATGACCCCCATATTCTTGGCAGGGTTTCTGACGGTTTTGACGCTTTGGATAGTCTTCCAGATTGGTATCAGTATTTACTATTTCTTGCAGTATCTGCGTCATTTGGAGTACGTGGTGCTAGTAAGCTGATGAAGCTGAGGGGCAAGTAATGGCAGAGCTATTTGTTGCATCTGAAGAGTTAGAAGATAAAGGCAATGAAATTATTAAGCTCTACAACCAGTATCTAGGCCGTGATCCCTTACAGGGCGGCTTGGATGGCTGGCTTGCGACAGGCCAAAGCATTGAGCAGATTGAGCAGGGTATAGCAAGCTCGCAAGAGGCGGCTGTATTTGAAACATTTAATGAGACTATGGGCCGCGATCCGACAATGGGAGAGCGGGACTATTTTGTGAATGTAAACCCTGCACCCATTGAGAATATTGAGGCAGTTCTATCTAACTCACCTGAAGCGCAACAGTTTCAGACTCAACAGCAATTAGATGAAACAGATTTACTGGCTGATACGGTTGATGATGACACAACGGCTGGGTTATCGCTTGATGACACGACTGTTGGCGGCGAAACAGAAACAGCATTTCCTACTGCTGATGAGGGTAGATTTGGTGACATGATTGATGTTTCTGCAACCTTTGCTGACGCCAATCAATATCTCGGGGTTAATGAAGCACAGTGGTCTGCATTTGTTAATGAAGTAAACGATGTTAAAGCGCAGATGAATGCTTTTGAGGGCAATGAGGCTCGCGTTATGCAAGATCGAAGCACTCCAGATGCGCTTTTAGATCGACGCATTGCTGTATTGCTTAATCAAAATCCCGGCATGACTGCTGATGAAGCACGGGCAGAAGCTGAGGCCAGCCCTGAATATCAGGACATGGTAGCCACTAATCAACAGTACGAGGCATTGAACAGCCGCCTTAATCAGCTTTATGCATCTGTAGGCTTGGACTCTCAAGGCAGTATTACGGGTTCTGACAGGGGTGTTGAAGGCGGCGTTGTCAGATTTGACCTGCAAGATGGTGGGGTTACGTTTGAAGCATTAGGCAGTCCATTTTTTGAAGCTGCTCTTAGCATTGCAATAGCCGCTGTATTTACCGGCCCTTTAGCTGGGGCAATAGCCGGTGCTACAGGTGGAGCCATTTCTGGCGCTGCTGCAACCGCCGCAGCTTCTGGCATTATTAATTCTGCAACTCAGTTAGCAATGACCGGCGATCTTGATGTAGCGCAGGCACTTTCAGCAGCAGCTACGGGCTATCTGAATCCCAGTGCATCTGCAAATGTTATGTCTAATCCTGATGTAGCGAGTCTTACTCAACAAGTAAGCAATACTGCTTTTAATGAAGTTACTGGCCCGCAAATACTTGGTGAGCTTACAAACGCTAGTGCCAACTCAGGCGCTGTTGTAGGCGCAATTTCTCAAGCGGTTGGTGCCGCCGCTACCAATGCGATATTTGGCGGTGATTCAGAATCAGTTGGAGAAGTAGCATCGTCAGCTACCGGTGCGGCTGATGATGAGTTAGGCATCAAAAACGATGACGGCACTACAACGTATTCTGTATTTAACTTGCCTTCTATTTATAGCGTTCTTGAAAATGGCGATGTAGTTCATACTGAATCTGGGACTGTTATGGCTACCCGAGGTGAGTACGATGTTAGCCCTTATGGGGCAAGAGTAACCTTTCCCCCTTACGTTCCCGAAGAAAGTGAAAGTGGCGGTGGTGGCGATACAGCGGCAGATGCTAACGCAAGTGTTGATGGTGGTGATGCAGGCGCGGCTGAGCCTGCAACGACCGTAACGGTTGATTCTTCTGCTGGTGGTGATAGTCCTGTAATTGGCACTACCTTACCAGGCCCAGAAACAACAATAGACCCCGGCGAGTTTAGAAATGTAGAGTTTTACAAAGTAGTAAACGGTATTGTTTTTCTTCCTTCTCCTGAAACTGGCACATTTGACGAAAACGGGGTATGGCAAGGTGAGTGGGAGCCTAGACCTGACATGGGCAATATCAAGGTTCAAAGGCCAGATGGCTCAATAGTTGAGGTTGGGTCATTGCCAGATGGCACATACGGCGAGCATGGCGAAGATATAGGCACTACGCAAGATCCTAGAACGCCCACAGAGCAAACTGATGCAGTAAAGGCTGTTGATTGGATTTTGGTAAATCTGCCTAACTATGAAGATATGACAGAGGTAGAAATAAACCAAGCCCTAGAAGGTGCTGGTCTTGAGCCTGTTGATATAAACGGCGATGGCACTGTTAGCTCTAAGGCTGAGGTTGTTGAGACTACTAATGGCGATCAAGTGTCAACTGTAACTGTAGATAACTCAGGTGGTGACAGTAATGACACCCTTAACGGGGGTAATGGAAACGACACCTTAAGTGGTGGTAACGGGAATGACACCCTTACCGGAGGCAATGGTAACGATACCCTGAAAGGTGGTAATGGTAACGACACCGTTACTGGAGGTAATGGTAATGACACTATTTCTGGCGGTAATGGCAATGACACTGTTGTAGATGTTGTTAGCAATGGCGTTACTGGAGTTACTGTCGGAAATGGCAAAGGCCCCAGTGATGGCCCCAGTGATGGCCCTGGTGATAATGGTGGTGACGGCCTAGACGGGACAGGAATGCTAACGGCATTAGCCACACTGCCAACTATGGCTGCACAACCTTTTGAGCCTTTGACACAGCGGTCTATCCGATTTGATGCTCCGACTATTCAGCCAGTGCAGATAGCACCTACGGATGCAAGAAAAGAACTAGATAATCAGTTGGCAAGATTATTGAATGACCCTCAAAGCCAGCGTAAACAGTCTTTATTTGGAGGGCTTGTTTAATGACATATTTAAACCTAGTTAATGGTGTATTGCGGCGTCTCAGAGAAGACGAAGTAAGTAACGTATCGGAAAGCACCTACAGCAAGATGGTGGGTGATTATGTAAATGACGCCAAAGACCTTGTAGAAACTGCATGGGATTGGTCGCCATTACGCAATACCCTGACGATTACTACATCAAATGGTGACAACCTTTATTCCTTAACCGGAAGCCGCAATGAGGGCAAGGTTCTTAACTTTATTAACGATACGTCTAATTGTCTGGTGGAGTATCAGACACAGAACTGGTTTGACGATAAGGACTTTATTCAGGAGGCCGTCACAGGCTCTCCTAAATACTTCACTTACGCAGGTGTCGATAGCAGCAGTGACACCCAGGTTAAGCTATATCCGACACCGGATCAGGCATATACCCTAAAGGTTCGCTTAGTGTTAAGAAATGTAGAGTTATCAGCAGATGCAGATACGCTTGCGATACCCAGTGGCCCTGTTTTGCACATGGCAATAGCCTTGTTATCACGGGAAAGGGGTGAGACAGGCGGTACGTCTACTGCTGAATACTTTGCAATTGCTGATAAGCATTTATCTGATGCAATTGCTTTGGATGCCCAGAAACATCCAGAAGAGACAATCTTCTACACACCGTAGGATAGGTTATGGCACAGCCGTTACGCAGCATTGATCTTGTCGCCCCTGCCTTTAAGGGCGTTAACTCGGAAGACTCTCCTATTGCCCAGGATACGTCATTCGCAGAAATCGCAGATAACGCGATTATTGATCGACAAGGCCGATTGGCGTCCCGTAAGGGTAATAACGTCCTGACCACCAACAAGACTGCGTTAGGTACAGACCATATCCACAACATCCATGAGTTCTACGACAGCGCTGGTAACGAAACGATATTTAGCACTGGTAATAACAAGATACTCAGCGGCACGACTACGCTGACAGATGTCACCCCCGGCTCATATACGATTACGGCTAATGATTGGAAGATCGTAAACTTTAACGACAAGGCTTACTTTTTCCAAAGAGGCTTTGACCCCTTGGTACATGACAATGCTAATGGCTTAAGGGCGTTTAGCGTTGTAAACAGTAGTTCAACGAACGCCACCTTCAAGGCCAATGAGGTGCTTGCAGCATTCGGCAGGCTGTTTATTGCTGGCAATGCTACCAATGACACCATTATCTATTGGTCTGATTTATTGGATGGCACTAAGTTTACTGGTGGCTCTAGCGGTAACATTGACGTATCCAAAGCATGGCCTGATGGTGCTGACAAGATTGTTGCTTTAGCTGCGCATAATGATCTTCTTGTTGTGTTTGGTGAACACAGCATTATTGTTTATGGCGGTGCTGATAGCCCTGCAAGCATGGCAATTAGCGATACGATATCGGGCGTAGGTTGTATCGACCGCAAGACGGTGGTCAGCATTGGTACTGATCTGCTGTTTTTGAGTGATGATGGTCTGAGAAGTCTTGGCAGGACAATACAAGAAAAGTCTCTGCCTATATCTGACCTGAGCCGTAATGTAAAACAGGAATTGATTGGATTCTTGGCGGCTAAAACCAGCCCTGCCAGCACCGTATATAGTCCTGAAAACTATTTTTATCTGTTGTGCTTGCCAGACAGCAGCCTTGTTTACTGCTTTGATCTTAGAGGCCGGCTGGAAAATGGTTCATTCCGCGTAACCAAATGGCCTAGTGTTAGTTTCAAGTCTTTTGCAAGAGATAGGGATGGCACTATTTATATAGGTACTACAGATGGTATTGGTAAATACGATGGTTTTGATGACAACAACTCATCTTACATCTTTCGATATTCAAGCCCCGGCCTAACCTTTGGCGACCCATCAAAGATCAAGATTCTTAAAAAGATACGGCCTACGATTATTGGCGGTAACAACGTAGATATTGTTCTTAGCTGGACTTATGACTTTTCGGTTCAGGCTAATACGTCACGATTTAGGGTGGGGTCTACGAATCCAGGCTTTTATGGAGAGTCAGAGTACACCCAAGTCGAGTTTAGCTTGGGCGATCTAATTAGCCGCAAGTCTTTAAATTGTACGGGTAATGGCACTGTGATTACGGTAGGTTTGCAAACAGAAGTAAACGGTGCATCTATATCCCTACAGGAAATGAACGTATTAGCATTAATAGGTAAGACGTTATGAGCAATGGAATTATGGGGCCGCCTGCAAGTATGGCTGGAGGCCCAGACACTAACGCCTCTAGTCAGATGTATGGAATTGGAGGTTATGATATTACCAACCCTCCTCAATATATATTAGACCAGCTTCAAGGCCCTACCCTTTCTGGTGCTAATAATTTCATAGGCGGTTTGTTTGGCGATTTATTAAGTGGAATTGCGACAAACATAGTTCCTATAGCGTCTACTGTTGGCGGGCTGGGGGCTTTGACGGGTGCTTATGATCGCCTTGGTGCTATTGGCGAGAGAGGGCTTGCTGGTGCAGGACAGATTGCTGAAGAAGCCTTTGCGCGGTCTCAGTTCAAACCATTTACCGTTACTACGGGTACAGGCTCCAGCATTGGTGTAGGTGTACCCGCACCTGGGTCTTTTGACCAAATGGGTCGAGAAGCCAGAATCCAGCAGCTTATGGATACTCAGGGTTTGACCCGTGAGCAGGCTATGGCTAACCAACAAAGCTCGCAAATGCGTGGGTTTGATATAAACAATGACGGTGTTGTTACCAATCAAGAGTTTGCGGCTGCTAGGAACGCTGGCGTTACTGGGACTCCTATGGGTGGTGGCGCATTTACTGGCGCGGGGCCAATGATCGGGCCAAATATCCAGACTGCTTACAGCCCAACAGAGCAGGCTATTTCTACAGGCGCATTTACTGATGCCCAGACCTTACTAGGCAATGTTGTTCAGGATCGTTCTACCCGCGAGCAAGAGATATTCAACAGAATACGGGCTACGCAAGAAGCTGAAGAAGAACGAAATCGTCTTGCCTTGGAAGAAAGGTTGTTTAACCAAGGCAGATTAGGTGTAAGAACTTCTATGTTTGGCGGTACGTCAGAGCAGTTAGCCTTGGC